GATTCGGGTAGCGGCTGCGGCCAGTGAATCTTCACCTCGTTCTCGCTCCCATGCCCTAGCATTTCGAGCAGGCGGCGGTTTAGCTCTACCAGCATATCCCCGTAGAGGCGGCGCTTCGTCTCTGTCTTGTCTATCAGGTCGTGGTAGAGAATCTTCAGAGCAAAGCCGGAAAGCGCCCCCACGTTGACTTTGGCGGGGTCTAAGTCAGGTATGCGGCAAATCCGCAGAAACCAGCTTACCATGTCGTTCAAGAAGGCACGGGCAGCGGTCAAGTCGCTTTGCATCTCTAGATTCGCCAGCGTCGCCTCTTGCGGCAAAATCACCATGTCGCTTGGCCCGACCTTCAGGTCATCGGCCTTGAAACCCGTCCCCCAAGTTTGCGGGTGGGCGTGATAGCGGGTGATTCGCAGGATGTTCGAGGCCAGGAAGTTTACATTGTCATTCAGCCCCAGGTTCTCCAGGTCAGAGAGGCCAAAATACTCGTTGGGGGCGGGCAAGTTCTGGCAATCCACAATCGGCGGCCAGGGATACGGCCACACCTGGTCGCTGCCTACCTGCTGCCAGCGCGGGCGAAAGTAGGAGATATAGTCCTGCACCAGCCAAGTGTCGTTCTCCTGGCGGGTGATCATCTGCCGCTTGAAAACCTCCTTGCCCCTTGCATCCACGCTGGCAAACTCGATTTTATACCAGAGCACCTTCTCGATGTCGTCTGAGTCCCATTGCGGCCTGACAATGGCGGGGTCGAGCACCACCAGCCTGGGCAGGGCGGGCGTCTCCCCGTGAGCAGGCAGGCCATTGGGCACAATCTTGACAAAGCAATGCCCGCAAACGCCGCCGTTCAGGGCCAGCTTTTGCAGCGTGGTCATCTGCTTATTGGCCTTCCAGACCTGCGCCAGTGCTTCCTCGGCGGGCGTGGTCTCGCCTTCTTGTAGCTCGAAGGTCACGGGCTGGCCGAACAGGAAATCCACGCCCAGGTCAACGGCGTATTGCGCCAGGTTCAAGATCACGTTATCGTCCGGTTGCCCTGGCTTGACCTTCAGTTGGGCGTCGTGCTGGCCGTAATAGTAGAGCCAGCCCCGCTTGTACTTGTTGAGGCGCTCTATCTCGTCGCCCGCAAGCTGCTCCCAGAACATATCGAGGGCGGTCGGTACGTTGGGGTTGAAGCTAAGGTTCATCATGGCTTCGCTTTCCCCTTCGGTGGCGTGGCCTTCGCTGGCTTCGCTGGCCGTGCTGGTCTTAGCGGCCTGACCGGTGCGGGTATGGCGGCGTTCGGCCTCTGTAGCCGGACGGTGTGCGGGTATTGCCTCAGCCTTCGCCCCGTCGTGACGCTGGCGAAGCGGCCCTGCTCATCATGCCAGGTGTACGTAACCATAATATATCCCTAGTAGAATGGGTTTTCCGCTGTCTGGGCGGGCTGCACGGGCGGCGTAGCCAGGGCGTACCGTAACGCATCAAGGGCGTGATCGTTGACCTTTTCTGGCTCGTCCTTCATCCCCTGCTTGCCCTCTTTCCAGATGTAGCTCTCGAACTCGGCAATGGTATTAGCGCAAGACGGTGAAACGGTCAGGCGTGGGCGCTTGTCGGGTTGCACTACCAGCCTAGCCTTGACCTGCTGAATCCCGTCCTTGACCTCATGCACCGCTGGCAGAACGGGCAAGCCCACGCTCCGCATTTCTGCCGCCAGCCCCGCCGCCGAAGGGTCAATGTAAAACTGCTCGATTTTGTGCGCTTCCCGTAGGCGCTTGGCCTCACCTACTACATCACCCTGCAACACCCGCCGCTGATAGAACTCCTCTATCAGATGCGCCCGCCCATCATTGTCCAGGCCAATGACTAGAATTGCTGAAGGATTGGTGTAGCCCTCGTCCATACCGGCGATAACCTGCGGCCACGGCCCTTCTCGCTCCTGGACGTGGATGGCGTGGTCAAACTCCTCGTATACCCGCCCCTCGAAAGTCACGAATTCCCCGAATAGCTCTTGGCGTGCAAACTGGCCCGTATAGGCAGCTTCCAGCGAACGTATAAACTCAGCGGCCAAGTAGGGGTTTTCTTTCGTAGCCGCCCGAAAGACCGTCATCTGCGGCGATTTCTCGTATAGCCAGTTGCGGCCCTTTGGTGTGCCCGTCACCCAGCACGGCCCAGCCTTGCCGCCTTCCCGCAGGCGGCCAATCACGATGTCCCACGTTCCAGGGGGGCAGAGACCCCCTTCGTCAACGTGTGCCCACGAAATATTTGGCCCTCTCAGGCGATCCGGCTTGTCGGCGGAGCGAAAAAGAATCTCCCCGCCGCCCAGGAGTGCCGCCCGCATTTCCGACTTGTAGAACTCTGCGATTGCATCGCCAAAGACCATCAGGTAGCTTCGCAGCGTGGCGTCTCTCAGCATAGGGTAGGTAGGTGATACTACCAGCCCCAGGCCCTTCGTCTTTGCGCCCACCGCCAGCCCCTTGACCGCGCCAGCGAATGACTTGCCTGAGCCAATGCCAGCGATGAAGGCCGTAAAGCGATCCTCGCAGGCGACAAAGTCATACTGCGTCGGGTATAGCTCGATCTGGTTTTTCTGCTGGCCGCCTGACAATGTTCACCACCAATTCTTTGCCCTCTGGCCCGCTGATCTCCTGGCGCTCCACGTAGCCGCGCTTGCGCCCGATGGTTCGCAGCACCAGTGCCACCGCCCAGGGCTGGCGATCCAGCACGGCGGAACGCAAAGCAAGCTCGGCGTGGTCTACGATCTCCTCGCGGCTCTCGTCTATCACCGCCTGGATAGCCTGCTCCCCCCGCTTGCGCTCGTAGATCGTCGAGGCCGCACAGCCCAACTTCTCAGCCGCCTTAGTTACCAGGCCATGCGAAGCCCGTAAAGCCTCCACGATCTGAGCAGTAGAATACTTGGGCGTGCGATTTTTAGGCATGGTCATCTAAATCTGCGATTTAGCGATTTAACGGACTAACCCCTTGCACCTTCGCAAGGGGGCGAAAATTACTTGACCTTTCTTGTCCACATTTTGTCAAGGGCTTGTACTTTTTCTGCCAAACCGTACTACATATTGTATCTTTGCTAATCTGCAAATGACGCACTTGACATATTATGAAGGCGATTTTTGCATAATGACAAATTTCCTGGTCAAAAAGCCCCTAAAGCCCTTGACATGCGACAAGCAATCTGCTATAATGATGGTAGACTAAAAGAAAGGGGGAAAAGCCATGAAGTCAATTCAACAACTCACCGCCATTGTGAATCACATTCGCCAAGAGCATTGCGGAGGCTCGTTGTACACAAGCGGTGGACTAGACCCCGAAGCCAATCTCCGCAAAGCCATTTCGCTAATTCCAGAGCATAGCAAGGAATTGCAAGACATTCTCGAAAGTGCCTTGCGCCATGCCTATACCAACGATCTTTGCCAAAATGTAGAGCGGTTTATGGCAAGCGCAGAGGAGGAATGACCATGACCGTCTATACCGCTAATCACTCTGGCAAACTCACGTTTTCAGGCCAAAAAGTGACAATCGAGAACGAGCCATACGAGTTTATTCGCTATGAAAACCAAGACGGTTTCCGTATGGCAACCTTCCGACACTCCGCCAAGCGGGAGACCCGCTCCTTTATGGCCCGCGATCTAAAAATCAAGTGAAGGAGAAAAAGCCATGCCTAGCGTGATTTACAAAGGTTGGCGACTTGAGGCCCGCTCTCTCGACGCCACAGACCCCTTCCACTACGTAGTACATGACGTAACTATCCCCGGACACCCTAGAACCGTATGCGTATTATTTGCTCGCTTAATGAGAGCTAAGAACTTTATAGATCGCGGTTGTCATTTACGGAGACCCGCTAAACCCTGGACAAGAGAAATCAAGCATTAGCTCTCTAGCCCGTTTGGAGGCCCGCCATGCCTCAGACCCAGAAAGAGCCCCGCCTGACCAACAACGTCAATACCGCCTACGTCTTGCCTGGCGCAAGCGCCACGTTCACGCTTGCGCTAGGCGATACCGAGCGGATCGCCTTCACCGTCAATGGGCAATGGGCGCTAGTCGAAAAGCGTTTTGCTTCCGAAGTCGAATGGCGTCACCGTTGTCCGTTGGAAGTAGCCCGCCTGTTCTGGCGCAAATTCCTGAAATATGGATATGCGCCAGAGCCTAACGCGTAGAAAGGAGAAAACCCATGCCAACAGACTATCGCGACTGGTCAGATTTCAATGAGAACGCAGAGGCACGCATGTTTTTCTTAGAACACGTGCTGCCCGATCTGGACATTGACCCCGACGACGACGAGGCAGTTTTGCGTGCCTTCACCAAGTTTATGAATGACCAGGCAGACGAAGGTTAACCCGTTCTGGCGGTCAACGGATAAGACCGCCTTTTATTCTACTCATTCTACTCACGAAAGGAGAACCAACCATGAACCTGACAATCAAGGCCATTGACCACCACCGCAACGGTGTCTGTGGTGCTCCATTCAACGTTGTCCTCTTTCGCGATGAGGCAGAGCAGGCGAACATGGTGGGTATCATATTCTATGCTCCTGACCATGTGGCCGTTCTGGACGTAGACAAAGCCGCTGCCGGTGACGTAGCCTTTGGCTCTAACTCCTGGCGTGGCGACCACTATGAGGACGACCTGCGCCAAGCATGTGAAACGTGGACACACCTAAACTGGACGCCAGATATGTCAAGGCTCAACGACACCCTGACAAGGGCCAAATTTGGCTCTAACTCCTGGCGTGGCGACCACTATGAGGACGACCTGCGCCAAGCATGTGAAACGTGGACACACCTAAACTGGACGCCAGATATGTCAAGGCTCAACGACACCCTGACAAGGGCCAAAGATGATAAAATTAACGAGGAGACCGCATGACCCAACTGAACCTGCTCTCTCTCGCCCAGGCTGTTGACTACCTGGGCGGCGCACTCACCCGCCAAGACCTGCAATGGCATTGCAAGAAGGGCCACATCGGGCGCAAGGTGGGCAATACGTGGGTCGTCACGCCCCAGGAGCTTGACGACCTGCGGGCGCGCCTCGCTACCGACGCCCGCTCCAAGCTTTGCCCCGCCTACTCACCGCCCGCTGGCG